TTGTGTATGCAACAGACACAGAATACGTCAAATGGCGATTTAAGGACATTAATCACATCATGGTGGAAGCCAACTACGATATGCAGTTTGTGAACCGAGAAGAGCCAAATTACGAGCACAGATTAAGAGGTCACATGGGCCTGCCAACGGCGCTTAAATTTATTTCTACTAACGATAATCCGGCATTGCGAAATGTTGTTCTAATTCACTTATCAGATAAATCAGCAGATTCGGCATTATTCAAACAAAAGACAGAAGAAACAGTTAAATATGGATCAGATGTTTACGTGGCGGAACGTGGATTAGAGGTCGATATGAACCTTTACCCGTTTTAAGGAAGCGAGGAATAAGTGAATGAATAAAGTGATTTTAATGGGAAGACTGACAAGAGAACCAGATGTAAGATATTCACAGAATGCAGACGGTTCTATGGCAGTAGCAAGATATACACTTGCGGTAAATAGAAGATATAAACGTGACGGAGAACAGGAAGCAGATTTTATTTCCTGTGTCACATTTGGAAAGAGTGCAGAGTTTGCACAGAAATATCTTCACAAGGGAATGAGGATTGTGATTGGCGGTCGTATCAGCACTGGCAATTATAAGGACAAGGACGGGAAAACAATTTATACTACAGATGTGATCGTGGAAGAACATGAATTTGCCC